GCGCCAGCACGTCGCCAACGCCGAGGAGATCATGTCCTGCCTCAGCGTGCGGGCTGTGATGCCACAACGGGGCATGCCTGCCCCGATCCGGATCGACGCATCCGACAGGCAGCGGGAATACGCGCTGTCCGTCCTGGCGTTCATCGATCCGGACCACCCGCTCTGCTGCGACCGCACGGGATACGCGGGGGACTTCCTGCGGACCTCGGACGACACGGCCGGCACGTTCTGGCACTCGATCCCGGATCATGCCGTCTGCCCATTGTGCCTTGGGCGCGCGCCGGAGGAGCGGATCGGTAAGGGGCGCGTGTACTGCAAGCGGTGCGATGCGTTCGTCCGGCCGAAGATCCTGCGGGGGCTGGTGTCGGCGGACCTTGCGACGATGGCGGGGGCGCTGAGGAAAGGAGGGATCGCGGTTGCTTGAATTGAAATGTCTGACCATCAAAGCCGTGGATGTTTCCTGGGGGAAATGTGTTCTTGAAGTATTTGTGGTCACCTCTGATGGACAAGAACTGATTCTCAAACATTCCATGGATCGAGTATTCACACTGGAAAAGGATGATCGGATTGGGGTCGATTTTGGGCTGTGGGACAAGGTGAGATTGGAGAAAGGGGAGAGGGAGTGAGAGCGGTCGATATTGCCGGGAAAGTTTACGGAAGATTGACCGTGGTCGGAAGATCCGGAAGTGTGAAAAGCGGAACGGGAAGTAAGGCCGCATGGGAGTGTGCTTGTGAATGTGGGAGCACCATAGTTACCTCTGGATCAAGGCTTCGTGTAGGAGGAGTTTTGTCTTGTGGTTGTCTTTCCCGAGAACTACAGAAGGAGCGATATAGCAACCTTCGTAAGAGTTATGATTTAAAAATAACCAAGATTTGCGAATGCGGCGATGAATATATAACCACGGTCGGTAGTTCTGGGATAGTGGTTCGATGTCCAAAATGCGCGAAGAATAAAAAGCGTGAGTGCTCCAAGAAATGTCGGATAAATAATAGAGAGAAATATCTTTCGCAGAATAAACAAAGATATATAAATAACAGGGAAACCATACTTGCAAAGCAAAGACAATACAGAGAGAAAAACAAGGAAGAGATAAACCGAAAGGGCAGGGAATATCATATAAAGCATCGGGAAGAGTTGATTTTAAAAGGAAGAAAATTCTATAAAGATCATCGGGAAGAAATAAGGCGGAATCAGAAACAATACCGGGAGGAAAACCAAGAAAAGATAAAGCAACAACGCCCAGAATGGTACAGGAAATATCGGGGCGGGGAGAAATACGCCCTACAGAAAAAGAAGAATAACCAGAAGGCCAGGGTTGCGGTTGCAGAGATGGCAGACCCGGTTATCAGGGGGTATATTCGCCACAGATTTAAAATGCCGAAGGAACTTATTACAAAAGAGTTTATGGATTTAATTAGAGAGGAGTTACGCATAAAAAGGGGAAAAGATGAACTATTGAAGGCAATTCGAGGAGGAGAAGATCCGATACCCGCATGGGATATTGGCAGGAACAAAACCAATCAATATAAGAAATGGAGGCCCGCAAATGCCAGAAGCGGATGTCAAGAAGGACTCAAGGGTAATGGATAAGGCTTTTAGGTTGTCGGTAGAAGAGATCGAGGGAGTCTTGGAAAAGAAAAGACCGATTACGGATCGGACGCGAGTTGCAGCGAGCACGTTGTCGAGTTATGCCAAGATAAAATCTACCGAGATACACGACAAGGCGCTTGAAATGATGGTCGAACGCAAAGGAAGCGTCAGGGCGCTCCCGGAGATGCGGGAGGAATGACCAAATGACCGCCCCCCGCTGGCTGTCAGGCTGGAAGCAGATCGCGCGGCATTTTGACATCAGCGTCGCCACGGCGCGGAGGTGGTCCGAAGGCCGGGGGATGCCCGTCGTGAGAGGCGCAGGCATGGTCAGCGGGGAAATATCCGCACTCGATGAGTGGCGGCGTGGATGTCATACCGCGTCATCTTGCGTCAAAGAACGCCAACAGGAAATTTAAGGTTGCATAGGCCCGCATGATGCCCCCATAAAGGGATCAATGTGCACGACTATCCCCACGGCCCCGCCCCCGCGGGGCTTTTTTATTTGGAGGAGCGTCATCTGGAGAATAATCGGCACCGATAAGGTCACGATGAAGGTCGTCGAGATCACGGTGGCGGACAATCCCGCCGAGCGGAGGATGATCTTGCGCGAGGAGCGCCGGAACTACGACGACCTGCGCGCAGTACCGCTGAGGATGCCGATGTTCGGGCACACGGCGAGGGCGAGCGCATGAAGGGCGGGAACGTAAAGGCCAAGGGGACGGCGGCCGCCAAGGAGTCGTTCTTGAAGTTGTTCCGCACGAAAGCCGGGATCGTTACCGCCGCGTGCGTAGCTGCGGGAATCGGTCGCCATACGTTCTACGACTGGATCAAGACCGACAAGGTGTTCGCCGCAGCCATCGAGGACATCAACGAGCAGATGCTCGACTTCGCCGAGAGCAAGTTGCAAGCGGCGATCGGGACGGGGGCTTCCTGGGCCGTCTGCTTTTTCCTGAAGTGCAAGGGCAAAGCCCGCGGGTGGGTCGAGCGGCAGGAATTGACCGGCCCCGCAGGCGGCCCCGTCACCTTCCGGGTGATCTACGAAACGGAGAAAAGCGGGGAGGCGGATGGAGGTTGAGATCCGCATCCCCCGGCCTCACGCGAAGCAGCAGGAGTTCATCGACTGCAAGGCGAAGCGCAAGATCGTCCGTGCCGGACGCCGCAGCGGGAAGACGGTCGGCATCTCGATCTATGCGGTCCAGAAATTCCTCGAAGGACGGCGCGTGCTGTACGCCGCTCCGACAGCGGAGCAGATAGGCCGGTTCTGGACGACGGTCACGCGCTCCCTGCATGCTGCAGTCAAAGCCGGGGCGCTCTACAAGAACGAGACCGAGCGGGTCATCGAGGCCACGGGCACGGAGAACCGCATCAAGGCGAAGACCGCCTGGAACGCGGACACGTTGCGAGGCGATTACGCCGACATCCTGATCCTGGACGAATGGCAGTTGATGGACGAGGAGGCGTGGGATTCCGTCGGCGCCCCGATGCTGTTGGATAACGACGGCGACGCGGTGTTCATCTTCACGCCGCCTTCCCTTCGATCCCGCAGCGTTAGCAAGGCCCGCGATCCGCAGAACGCCTCGAAGATGTACGCGAAGGCGAAGGCCGACACGTCGGGCCGCTGGAAGGCGTTTCACTTCACCTCCATGGACAACCCGTACATCTCCCGCAAGGCGCTCGGAGAGATCGCCGGGGACATGACGGCGCTTGCGTACCGGATGGAGATACTCGCCGAGGACGTGAACGAAGCCCCCTGGGCGCTGTGGAAGCGGGACGTGATCGAACTGCATCGGGTCGGATCCTTCCCGGAACTTAGCAACATCGTCGTAGGGGTGGATCCGTCGGCGACCAGCACGGGAGACGATGCGGGGATCATCGTCGCGGGGAAGAAGGGAACCGACGGGTATCTCCTTGCGGACTACACCGTGCAGGGCAGCCCGCTGACGTGGGCGAAGAAGGCCGTCGCGGCGTACCACGATTTCAAGGCGGACAAGATCGTCGCAGAGGCGAACCAGGGCGGTGAGATGGTGGCGCTGACCATCGCCCAGGCCGATCCGGGCGTGCCCGTGAAGCTCGTACATGCCAGCCGGGGGAAGCGGACCCGGGCCGAGCCGATCGCGGCGCAATACGAGCAAGGGCGTATCCATCACGTCGGGAAGTTCGGGCAACTCGAAGACGAGATGTGCCTGTGGACTCCCGGCGATGCATCGCCGAACCGCATGGACGCCATGGTGTGGGCGTTCACGGAACTCATCGATACCACCGTTCCCGGCTTTTTCTTCGCGTAGAGAGGGAGACGATGCTGACGGAAATATTCGATCTGATCGCCCGCAAGCGCGGATATTCGAGAACCGAGGAGAAGGCGCAGCCCGCGCAACTGGCGCAGCTGGTCAGCGCCATCTCTTCCGCGTTCGGCATCGGCCCCGAGAGGTCGTACTCGCAACTCGTGGACAGTTATCGGAGTTGGGTCTACACGGCGATCGACAAGATCGGGAAGACCGTCGCCATGCAGCCGCTACGCCTGTTCGTCCTGCGGGGGAAGGGCGGGCAGAAGATCCTCGACCCTTCGGGCATC